TCAGCAAGCAACGATTTGCCATCAAAGGTATGGCCGGAACACCTGGCATACCTTTGAATTATAAGATTGGTAAAGCATCTGGAAGCAAGATTCCACTTGTCATGCTAGGTGTAGACGATGGGAAACAACAGGTAATGAACCGATTGGCCATCGATGAACCTGGCGATAAGTACTTTCATTTCCCTTTGGATGAAGAATTCCTAGGAACTAGAGGGTATGACGAGTTGTATTTCAAAGGGATCATTTCGGAAAACAAGAAGAAAGTAAAACGTAAGGGCGTTATCCATGAAATATGGGAACCTACTGCAGGGGTTCGTAATGAACCTTTGGACTTACGTGTATATAACCTAGCGTGTATGAACTCAATCCATACTGATTGGGATAGATTGGCGGAAGTAGTTAAAGGTGGGGGCCATTCCACTACAACAGTAACTACTCCACGAAAGAAACCAATGCGGAAACGTGTTCGCAGAGCTAGTAAAGCAGCAGATATTTAGGAGGATGTATGGCAACTAGTTATTCAAGTAAGCTAAGGCTAATTGATGTCCGGTTAGAGTGGTACGTCAAGGCTGAGGAAGCAATATTGACTGGCCAAAGCTATACAATCGGAAATCGGACTCTTACAAGGGCAAATTTAGCAGAAGTAAGAAAAATGATTGATGATTTAGTGGCAAGAGGCGCCAAATTACCTGGTATGGATACCGATAATGGACGTGGAAACCGGTCAAAACGGGTAGTTTTTAGAGATTAGGAGACTAAAATGGCGAGAAAAAACAAGAAATTTAGCGCTAAAATARGCAMTCCGAGGGCTAAAAATAGCGGATATAGTGAGGGTGGAGCCTCTCATAATAACAAATCATTGAAGGGATATAACCCTAGAAAACTGGGTTATAAGGCTGATATTGGTGCGAATTTATCGACTTTGCGTGATAGATCCGCAGATTTAGCTATCAATACACCAGTTGGCACGGCTGCAATCAACACAAGCACTACTCATACAGTTGGCGCAGGCCTCAACGTGTTCCCTAGACCTAAGTTTCAAATCTTGGGAATCAGTGCAGAGGAGGCTAGAGCATGGGCTCGTAAGGTTCGTGCTGAGTTTGATTTATGGGCCGAATCAAAAGACTGTGATATCTACCGTAAGAACAATTTATATGACATGCAAAGCATAGCATATCAAGGATATCTCACAGATGGTGATAGTTTTGCGGTATTTAGACGTAAGCCGACAACACCAGATATGCCGTATACGTTGCGCCTTCAATTAATTGAAGGTAATCGTGTAAGTAATCCGCTTACTGATTCCACATATGTTACAGGCGACCCAACTGGCGTTGAAGCGCTTAACCCAGATAATGGGAACCGCATATTGAATGGTGTAGAAATCGATACTGACGGTGCTATTGTAGCCTACTGGGTATCTAATCAAGTACCTGGCGAACCAATTACAAGCATGTTAACGACATGGGCAAGGGTTGAAGCATACGGCAAGCGTACAAGCATTCCGAATGTACTGCAAATTAGTAATGATACTAGACCAGAGCAGTATAGAGGAGTTCCTTATTTGGCTCCAGTTATTGAAACGCTAAAGCAAGTGTATCGATATACAAATGCAGAGCTTACATCGGCTATTATTAAATCGTATTTTGCGTTATTCTTTACGGAAGCCGTGACTAATTCAGGTTCATTAAATGATATGTTGGCCGACAATGGTGTTGATGATCCAACGGAACCAGTAGTCGATGTATCAGAATACAATTTAGGACCTGGCACATTAAATGCCTTACCTAAAGGTGTGGATGTAAAAAGTGTTGATGCTTCCAATGCTCAATCTACTTTTGAAGTATTTAGTACCCAACTCATCAAACAAGTAGGTGCTGCACTTAACCAGCCTTACGAAGTATTGATGAAGAACTTTAACTCTTCGTATTCTGCAAGCCGTGCAGCAATGTTACAGGCTTGGGAAGAATATAAACTACGTCGCAAGTGGTTCGCTCGTGACTTCTGCCAACCAATCTATGAGATATGGTTAATGGAAGCAGTAGCGAACGGCCGAATTGAAGCGCCTGGTTTCTTTGATGATCCATTAATTCGAAAAGCATGGTGCAATGCYGATTGGTTCGGACCAACGATGTCCATCCTTGACCCTGTTAAGGATATGAATGGTAGTACCCTTCGCATTGAGAATGGAGTTTCCACTCGCGAACGTGAAGCGGCTGAAATGACAGGGACAGACCTTGAAGAAAACATTGCACAACTTGCATTTGAAAAGCAACTCATGGAGAAATATGGCATGGGGCTAGCTGATGCGGTAAATCCTTCCGTTGGCTCTAAATCTGAAGCGAAAGGAGGTGAAGAGGATGAATAAATTTTGGTCTGTTAAGAATTTTGTAAATCAAGATGGTACCGGTCAATCTGAATTGATTTTGTATGGTGATATTTCTGATACCTCTTGGTGGGGTGATGAAATTACACCACGTGAATTTGCAAGTGACTTGGCTAGTTGTAATGGTAATGACTTAACAATGCGCATCAACTCTGGTGGTGGTGACGTGTTCGCAGCACAAGCTATCCACAATATGATCAAAGCCTATACTGGCAAAGTAACAGCACATATTGATGGCTTATGCGCAAGTGCTGCTACAATTATTGCCTGTGCGGCGGATAAGGTAATCATGCCAAGTAATGCTCTGTACATGATTCACAATCCATCTGTATTTCTAGGTGATAGCTTTGATGCGGACGGATTAACTAAAATGGCTAACTATTTGGCGAGTGTTAAACAGACAATCGCAAACGTTTATTTGAGCCGTAGCGACGTTTTGACATCTGAACAGGTAAATACACTTATGGATGATGAAACGTGGCTCACGGCGGACGAGGCGAAGTCCTACGGCCTGATTGATGAAGTAGATACGGCGATTACGGACAAAGCTGTTATGAATAACGGAATGGTTATCGTAAACAAAGTATCTTGCAAATACTCGGCCAAAAATGAAACCAAAATCAAACAATTTTTAACAAGTAAGGAGAAACCTATGACTGAAAACCAATTCATGGCAAGCTTAAAAGGTTTGCTCGGTATTTCTACAAATGAACCTGCAGAAAACGCAGCAGTAACAGCAGAACGCGAACGCGTTGAAGCATTAAATACGTTAAAAGGTGATAATGAAGTCATCAATCGTTTAGTTGATGTAGCTGTTAAAGAAGGTAAAACAGTAGATGAAGTAACACCTTTCATCTCTGCCGTATCTGATATTCCTGCAAGTGATAACAAAGTAGTTGACCAAATTCGACAATTAGTTATTGATCAAATGGAATCTGGTGCGGATAAAGTGGCACCTCAAGGTGCATCTACACCAGAAACTAACGATGCGGTAGCAAAAGCTAGTGCAATTGATGAAGTCGTAGCATTTGCGAATGCTAAGAAAGGCGGTAAATAATGGCATATTTCGAACAAGTAAATGGTGTCGCAGCTGATTATCTATTAGGTGGTGGCGGTGTACCGGTATTAACTCAAAATGTAAAAGTAGCAGCCGGCGATTATAAACGTGGCCAAGTTCTTGAAAACAACTCTGGTACATTCCAAAAAATCGCAAGTGGTAAGCCTGCGGGTATCGTAGTATCTGATACTACTGCAACTACTGAACACAATGTATTAACTGTATACATTTCCGGTCGCTTTAATCGTGAAGTATTGGTAGTTGACCAAGCTTACAAAATTAATGATCATGAAGCGGACTTCAAGGACGCTCACTTATTCTTAACTAGCATTAAATAGGGGGAACTATATAATGGCAATTGATTTCAAAGATACATTTTCCTTGATGCAAGCTGTGGAACGAATGAAAACTCCGGCAAGTTTCTTGCTTGATACTTTCTTCCCACAAGTTCCAACAGTTGCAACTTCTAAAAAAATCGCAGTAGAAACTCGTAAACGTGGTCGCACATTAGCACCTTTCGTATCTCGTGGTGCATCTGGCGTTAATGTTAAACGTGCAGGATCTAAAATTGCTTTATACGAAGCACCTATGATGGGCCCTCGTACAGTTATTGACCCAGAACAACTTGATCAACGTGCATTTGCTGAAAACATTGTGTCTACAATGACACCTGCACAACGTGCCGCACAAATGCAAGCTGAAGATTTGTCTTACTTACAAGGCACAATTATTAATCGTAAAAATAAAATGGCAGCCGATTTGCTTACTACTGGTAAATGCAAAATCGAAGGCTATGCTGACGATGGTGAAACAGTTCAAGTTGATGAAATTGATTTCGAATTTGAACAAGACATTACACCTACTACTACTTGGGACCAAGCGGGTGCTGACATTTATGGCGACTTGAAAATGGCGTCCGAAAAAATTCAAGAAAACGCAGGTATCGTTCCAACTGTGTTAGTCGTTGGTAAAAACGTTGAAAAATACATTCTTGATAATGCATCCATCAACAAAATGTTAGCAATTCCTAATCGCGAAAACATGTCTATGTTCAGTTTTGCTCCTGAATACTTGTCTCCACAAGTTCGATATGTTGGCCGTATCATGTCTTTAAATATTGATGTGTACGCATACCTTGAAACATATCAAGATGATGAAGGTAAAGTAAAATCCTTTATTGGTGATGATGCAGCAGTATTAGGTGTTCCTGGCCGTGGCCGTCAACAACATGCAGCAGTAACATTGCTCAACGATGACAATCAATTCACAACATATGCAGGCATTTATGTACCTTACTACTATGCTAATAAGGCTACACAAGAATTAACATTGTCTGTATACTCCCGTTGCGTATTGATTCCTGAAACTATCGACGATTGGGCTACTATTAAGACTAAATAGGGGGTAACCTACTTATGAAAATCAGAGTATTAAAGGGTTATTTAGCACATGAAGGCGAGATGTATGGCAAAGGCGAAGTAGTCGACATCAAAAAGAAAACGGTTGCGTTGTCCTTGCTTGAATCTGATAAGTTTGAATCTGCTGAAGATGATCCTATCGAAGTACCGGAACCATTGGAAGTCGTTCCAGATGAACCAGAAGAAGAAATGGAATTACCTGAAGTTGATGCGGAAGTTACGGTGAAAAAATAATGCGATTTAGAGATTACCTAGAAAGCGATATTGACGATGTATTCCTTAATGAAGACGAATTCGCCGAAGGGCATAATCTAAATGGCACAGTAGCTAAAGCGATTATCCAATCGCCAACGGCGAGGGAGTCATTCTTGTCGAATGGCTCTCACGTATCAAATGACGGATTACACGGGGTGTCTGTATTTGTGCATTGCAAATTAAAGGACATCCCTGAAATTCCATCACAGGGAAACGTATTCCGATTAGATGATGATGTGTACATCGTTCAAAGTGCAACGGAAGAAGATGGGCTCGTGTCTATCGAACTTAGAGCAGAAGCTAGAGGCGGTGTTGACGGATGGTTGAGCTAGAACTTGATAAAAGTGCAGTGAAAACAATTGAAAAAGCACTGGAAACATTAAAAGAAGATAGAGTTCGACGTGTCTGCCAAGCCGCATCTAAGCGTGCTGCAACAACCGCAAGAAAAGCAGGTACGCAAGCACTACGTAATATCTACGCCATTAAAGGTGTATCGGTCGTAAAGTCTGGTGTATCTATTAATAAATTGAATGATGGCACAGAAATGCGTATCAAAGGTGGTTATACTAGCGCTCAAAAGTACTTTAAGATTAAATCGCTTAAACGAAAAGGTGTGTTTGTGTCTATTAAAAAAGGTACAGAAACAAAGGTACCAAATGGCTTTGTTAGTGCATCTGGTATATTCATGAAACGCCAAGGCAAGGACCGATACCCATTAAAAGGGATATATGGACCAGCCTTACCGCAAATGTTTGGAAATGAAACTGTTATGAATGCCATGCAAAAAGAAGGCATGGAAATGTATGAAAAGCGCCTATATCACGAATTAGAGCGTGCGTTAGGAGGTAACTAATGACACCATTAGATGTATCAGACGGCATTGCCGCCTATCTCATGGATGAGTTGCGCAAGCTAAATGAAACAAGTGATGTTACCACGAGCCCTATTCGAGTATGGAGCGGGTTCTTACCAAGGGTGGATAAGAATGAAGATAAGCGCAAGTTATGTCCAGCCGTAGTAGTGCATCCGTATTCTGTTAGTGATGCGGATAGTTCGACGGTAGGTATTACTGTATTGGTAACTACTTATGACGAGGCCTTAACAAAAGGTCATGTCGGACTATATCACCTCTTAGAGGTAGTGCGTGAGCGGTTACTATCTGATAATCCAGTAGCACTTAAATATGAAATTAAGGAGAATACCGTTAATACAACAATTCCTGATGATCAACCATACCCTCAATGGGTTGGATATCTTGAATTTGAAGTGTACATTCCAGTTATTCGTAGAAATCTTAACAAGATATTTACGGATAATAAAGTAATTGAATAGGAGACAACGATGAACCCTGTTGTATATGTTGGGCCTTCGTTCCGCAGTAGCCGGTTAAATCAATTCATGGTATTTAGCGACGGTGCACCACTGCCGGAAGCGGAAGACCCTATTTTTATGCATTTATTCGTGCCTCTGGACGAACTCAACCAAGCAATGATTGATGTGAGAACACAAGGCACACAATTAAATGTATTCTATGTTAACGCATTGAAGAATTATAAAGGAGTGAAGTAAATGGCCTTTTATCATGGCGTCAAAACAAGTGAGCAAGCTACCTCTGTAATTGCTCCTGTCCAAACTACTGCTGGCCTTCCAATTGTGTTCGGTACTGCACCTGTACACCTTACAGAAGACCCTAGCGCAGTAATTAATAAGCCAATCATCTGTTATAGCTGGGAAGAAGCTATTCAACAACTTGGCTATTCTGAAGATTGGACACATTTCACATTGTGTGAAGCAATGTACGCACAATTCAAATTGTATGGCGTAGCTCCAATCGTATTTGTTAACGTATTGGATCCTGCTAAACATAAGAAATCCACTACAACAACTGCTACATTGACAGAAAAGAAATGCATTGTAAAAGCTGCAGTATTGCTTAACACATTGCAAGTATCTAGTGGCGGTCAAACAGGTGTGGCCAACACAGATTACACGGCGGCATTTGATGACAAAAATCAATTAATCATCTCTGTTATCAAAGGTGGTAAGTTCGATTCCGCAAGTACATTGGACCTCACATACGATGAACTCGATGTAGAAAACTTCGATTATAAAAACGTAATCGGCGGTGTAGATAGTAATGAAAAAGCAACAGGCTTTGAATTGATTGATACAATCTATCATCATTTCGGTATTGTACCTGGTCTTATTGCTGCACCTGGATTCTCTCAACATCCTACAGTCGCTTCCGTGATGAAAGCAAAATCTCGTGTTATTAATAACTTGTTTGGTGCGACTACTTTGGTAGATATCGATACTACACAAGTTGTTAAATACACAGATGCTTACGAATGGAAGAAAGGTAATAGCTATACAGGTGAATCTGAAGTCGTATGTTGGCCGATGGTTCGCAATGGCGATTATATGTTCCATATGTCTACGCACATCATGGGCATTATTGGCAAATGTGATGCATCCAATAGCGATATTCCTACGTTATCCCCTTCCAATAAGTCTATGAACATCACAGGCTTATGCTTAGCTAATGGTAAGGAAGTAATGCTTACTCATTCCCAAGCTAATTTGTTGAACTCTCAAGGGATTATGACGGCCGTTAATATCAATGG